TCTTCCTGCTTTTCATTAGCAGTAATTTTTTTACGTGTGAACTTACTTGCAGGAACCCTATAAGCAAGCTCAGACTTAGGTCTGTCCATACCGTCTTGAATAGGTTTAAAAAAGAACGGGTAGTTAATTGATATTGGAACCACCTTGTCTGTAAACATTTTCTTAGCATCTGCACCTGTTTTAGATAATATACCAAATCTAGCATCACTTGATATTGTAGCTTGGTTAACTGTTTCAGCTGATGACATAAAAGAAAAACCAGATCGTCTGTTTTTAAGGTAACACATACCATAACATCTTTTATCTGCTTTACAAGCTTCCCAAAATATATAGAACAACCTGTTAGCTTCTCTAAAATCTGGTGCACCTACGTCTATTTTACTCCATTGTAAATACATATAATGTGTACCTGTTATGTATGTTGCTTTACCGTTGTTGTTAAACCAAAAACCTTCGTCTCTACGTTTAAACTCTTCGTCTATATAGTCAAACCAGTCAGCTTTTTTTTCTTCAGGATAACTACGCCAGTCAAATATATTTTTAAGCCTACCTAATTCTTTCGGGTACTCAAACTGTTTCCACTTTTTTTCATCGTTGCTATACACACTACGCTTTTTAGGTAATGCTATCTGAAAGTTTTGTATCTCATATATTTCACCTATCTCACCAGTCTTAGATATAACTACAAGATCGTGTTCTTTGTTATAACCGTACTTCCACTTCTTACCTTTGTTAAGCCTGCTTATAGTAGTTTTCTTTATAGGTTCTACTATTTTAAGTAAATTCTGCTCGTACATTACTTAGACCTACCTTCCGCAAAACCTTTAAACACTTTAACCTCGGTTTTAGTTTCTTTACCTTCTAATATGCTCTCTTCCTCTTGTATTCTATTCAATATTTCAAATGCATCAAATATAGCTAGCTTTTTTGTTGCAGCAGCATTTTTTAGTCTGTCAGCTGATATGTCATCGTCAGAATCTACAATAGCTTCTTTAGCAACTTTAATCAGTTCTTCAACTGCCTTATGCCCAGCTTGGATTATATTCTTCTTCGTCTCCTTGATATTCATATTTGATTGTAATAAAATTTGATAGTAGTCTATATAGTTTTTGACCGTCTATAATAAACTCATATTCTGAGCTTGGCCTAAAACCTATTAAATCGCCTTTGTTAACTGTACCATCGGTATGCTTTACAATACCAACTAAAGGCTTTTCTTTATCTACACTTAGCTTGTCTGTAGATTTTACTGGTGCTACAAAACAATATCCTTTTTGCGCTTGCCATTCGGTATCTTTGTATAAGAATATTTGATCTGGTTGTACTAGATATGTTTCTTCATCAATATAGCTTCTACTGTTTTTTTCTATACCGTGCTGGTTGTGCCATCTTCTAAACACATTGTGGTGTACTATAACTTTATCACCAACTTTTATATCTGTATCACCAACTGTAGGTGTTGCTTTTACTACAGCTTCTCTACTAATGTATTGATGATTAAATATTTCAGTGTTAAGTATTAATTCTTTACCGTCTATATCTTTTGTGTTGTTGTATCTTGATTTTACTGGCGCTACAACAAAGTTGTAAACCGACTTCACTAATACTGTAAGTTATATTCTACAGATACAGCCATGTTTTTATTAAAGTCTTTCCAAGGTAAAACATCTTTACCTTTTCTAATATAAACGCTAAACTTATCTTCTTCCTCTAAGATGTCACATATAGTATGACCACCATACACTTCTTGCCCAACGGCATAGTGCATGGCGTCATTCTTATAATCTTTTCCGATACTAATCTTTCTTATTAGTTTCGACATCTTCAGGGTACGAAATAGTACCATCTGTAATATTAATATCTACTTTACCGTAAGTATCTTCAAATGTTTTTTGCATTGTCTGCATTTGAGATTGTAAACCACTAACCTGATGTAGCATTGTGTGTTTTCTACTTTCTAAGTTACCAATTTCCATTTGAGCTCTATTCATAGAGTTAACTAAGTTTTGTAAACCTTCTAGTTCTTCTGTAGTTATGTTTTGTGGTTTTAAGTCCACTACTTTTTCTTTTGCCATTTTTATTTAATTTAAGTTAATTTAATTTATATTCCGTGAATTCCTGTAAAGTAGCTGTTCACGTCAGCTATATCTTGTGTTGATAACTCTCCGTTCCAAAAAGATAGGCCTAGTATTTTACCATCAAAAAAGTTACTACTACCAGCGTTTGATCCTAAAACATCTAATGTAAAACCACCTTGGTTGTCACCTTCAGCGGCGTTTGTTGAATTATCACCATCTATTGTAACAGCGGTTCCGTTTTGAAAAATACTAAAAGCTCCATTTCTATCTCTATTTAATACTACTAATAACTTTTGTGTTGCAGTAAAAGTTCCATTAGGAACAACTAACTCAGTAGTTACATTACCGTTACCATTAGTTTTAAACTCAATAGTTTGTGCATCTTTTATTGATATAACCTCGTTAGCAGTTTTAGAAAGTATAGTGTTGTTAGATGCGGTATCTTGATTTAAAACGATAGCTAAACAAAAAGCACTGTCGTTTGCAACTGTTATAGTACTAGTTAAATCATAATGGTCATTTGAACCATCAAAATTTAAACCACCATCAGCTACTACAGCTTGGTTACCGCTTGTACCTTGTGTAGCGTGATTACTATTACCTGAAGAGTCGTCCCACTGACCAACAGCTACTCCAGCGCTGTTTTGTAACCACAAAGCTAAACTAGAACCAATAGATATTGGGCTTTTACTTACAATAGCTGAACCAAGTGGTATACCTAACCCTAACCCTAACATTATATACCGTAGTAGAATATTACTCCACCTGTTGTTGACGCTGGAGGTGTAACACTAGTCCATCTACCATAAACAGTTATTCCTTTTGGAAAAACAGTACCAGAGTCTGTTTCCGCAGCACCACCACCGTTGCCAGCAACTGCTGTAGTATGACTAAAGTAAGCCGCGTCATTACCTTGCGATGTGTCTGCTACCATAGCGCTTAAAGAAGTGTCTTCTAAAAACGTCATAGCTACTATAACTTTTCCAGCTGGAGGAGTTACAGCTACAGCTTCGTCACTAAAACCACTACCTACCTGTCCAAAACCATAAGCTACTTCTGTTGAATTTTGTCCCATAATTTTATTTTTTTACTTTTTCTAGTGATCTACCGCCAAAATAAGCACCGATCACTGTTATTAATACTAATTGTAATAAGTCTGTCCACTTGTCTTGCACTTTAAAGTTTAATACACCAGCGTCGATAAATATCAATAATACTGTTGCTACAACTAAAAATACTAAAACCAATGGTCTTATATTTTTACTTAACCATGAATCTGAGTTCATGTCCATTTTCCATCTTTCTGTTACTTGCTTTTGCATCTCAGCTTCGTAACCCATTACCATATCTTTTATTTTTCTTTGTGCTTCAAGCTTTTCTTCTTTTGATGTAGTTAAGTTATCTAAAACCCCACCAACATTTTTAATTAGTTCACCTGCGCCTGCTGAAATTAATTTTTTTATCATATTGTTTTTTTAATATCCACCGCCACTGTTATTACTACTATTAGTATTACTAGATGTTCTAGCTGTACTTGGTCGTGTAACTGGTTGATTAACTGGTTGAGTAACTGGAGTTACACTTGTAGTATTAGTTCTTTGCGATCTTCGTACCATTGATTGATGGTTAACGCCAGCCATATAGCCAACTCTACCTCTAAAAACATGAGTATGATACCCTTGTAACCCAATGCGAATAGCGTGAGCTACAGCTTCTGGGCTAGTAGAATATAGAGGCATACCGTCTATTGTTGTTAATATCATATATTTGCTGTTTTTTCCCAAGGAAAATCATCACCTGCTTCTTTCCAAACACCATCAACTTTAATCATATCTTTTCCATTAATAGTTTCTCTTGGGTATGTTACGCCATCGTAATAAACGTGGTCGTCTCCGTATGCTAGTTTACCTAGCTTCATATCTGTAGCATGTCTCATTTCGTGTAACAACACTTGTTGTTCCATATCACTGTTGTGAGGTATTTTATCACTTATAAATATACTACCGTCCATATTAGCTTCACCAAGTATACCTTCATCTAGTTTTTTTCTTATAACTGGATTACCAGGTATAGATGCATCGTCTGATCTAAAACTTAATTTTTTATCTACAATACCACCATTGGCTATTGGCTGTCTAGCTCTACCTAATTTAAACGCCATTATTTTTCACCGCACTTTTTACTTGGATTACCAACCTGTCTCCAGTCTTGTTTTACCCAAGTTTTTAAACTACCACCACTACTAGTGCCAGATACATTACTTTTGCTTGAACGTCTATATTTACCAGCTTTACCCGCAGCTCTCTTAGCTCTAACTACTTTTGCTCTTTCAGAACTACTCATACTAGCTATTTTAGCTTTAGGTAAGCATACTTTTTTAGTACCACCACCTTTTTGTTTTGCTTTTGTAGGTGAAGATTTGCGGCAACTACCTTTAGCACCTTTTGCAGTGCCAGGTACTCGCTCATATCCAACCCAACAAGGTAGTGGACTATTTTTAGCAAATTTAGACGTTATGTCGTACATTTACTTCTTTTTCATTTTAGCTGCAGACTTCATCTTCATTTTCATAGCTGAAGCTTTCTTTAACATAGCTACAGATTTTTTCATCATAGCCATAGATTCTTTTTTCATCTTCATAGCTGATTTTTTCATTTGTGCTGGTGAAGCTAAAATCTTTTTCTTTAGTTCTTCTGGTAAGTTTTTTTGTTTACCAACTAAAGGTTTTTTAGCAGGTGACTTTTTAGCCATCTTTGCCATTGATTTTTTCTTCATTTTTGCAGGAGCTTTTTTCATTACTTTTTGTTTTTTATATGTTTATACATTGAGTTACCTAGTTTTTCGCCCATCTTACTGTCTGACTTATAGTGAGCACGGGCAACTCTACGACTATAAGATATATTTTCACCTGTTTTAGCAAAAGCTGATTTTGCTTTAGGATGTTTATCACCTAGCATTTTACTTATCAATATACCTTGAACTGAATGCCCAGAAGGATATGAAGGTGTCTTCATTGAAGACATTTCATAGTTAGGTAGTTTTTTATCTAACTCTTTAGGTCTAGGCCTGTTAAAATGCTTCTTTAGTTTTAAGATTACAGGTGCAGAGTCTTTTATTAACTTAGCCGCAACC